CTTTTCCATTATAATAATTAGTAATATTATTTTTAACTCAAAAACACTCTCATTTATTTTTACACCTTTAAGAACTTCCCGCAATTTGGATATGTTGCTTCGAGCTACAATTTTCATAAAGAAAACTTTAGTAACAGGAAACTAGCATCTGGTTTTGATGAATAAATTCATCCCGAAAACACAACAAATTTTTCCTAAAGCAGGGTTCGGATGCAATAGGTTGGATACTTTTCTGCCCTACAGGTTTTAAGGCAATCAAAGGGAGAGCAAGACCAGGGTTTCTGCAGAACCAAAATTGAAGAGGAACGTAGAGAGTGGTCTCAGGAAGAGCCTGGCGAGGAGCACAGACCTGGTTAGGAACACCGGCAGCCGAGCAAGGTCCAGAGATAGGAGCAAAGTTAGGATCAGTGATATATGTAAGTTGAGTGGTATTACCAATCAACTTGAAATATCCACGCTGTTGCTCAGTGGACATAGTAAGCTGGTTCCAGATGTGCATCCAGTCACCATATTGACGGTCAATGCGTTGACCACCAATCTCAACTTCAACTTGAGCGACGAGTTGCTCACCAATGAAATCCAACCATCTAGCATGTTGAGCCAAAGATTGATTGATCTCAGGAAGTGTGACTTGGAGGTATGTGCGGTAGCAAAGATCACCATTTCTGGAGATTGTGCAGGTAACACGACGACCGAAGTCAGCTTGGCCTTGGAATGTCTGCTCAATAGATTCAAGAGCAAAGTTAGTATGTCTGCGGTAAGAAACTTTCCAGAAAGTAATCTCAGGAGTTCCGGTAAGGAAAACGTCTTGTGCGCCATAGGCGACTAGTTGCATAAGAGCACCACCCATTATTTATATACTTCCTAAAGAAAATAATTTTGGGAAAAACCGAATTAATTCCATTAAAAAAAATCGTATATTTTGTTTTATAAACAAATATTATAAATGAATAATCTGTATGACAATACTATTAAGCGTTTGGAAAAGGTTATCTATAATCAAGATTTCCAACAGAAGCTAACAATGACATTAAATGTTACTTTAGAAATTTATCGTATGATGATATCATCACTTTTGATATTATTTATACCACAAAAATGTGATAATGACATATGTTCTCTTACAGAAAATCTAGAATCGCCTACACAAAAATATTTTATAGGATTAGTTATAAATTATATTACTATGGGATCGCTTTTAATCATGTATATGTGTGAAATAAGACGTGAAGAAAAATTAATTAAAATCCTCGAAGTGAATAATACAATTTCGACGGATAATGAATCTGTTGGAAAACGCCTAGAGGTTCTCGATTTAGAAAAAAGAAATAAATTATTTTTGATCGATCAATATTATCAATATACCAGTTATTTTGCAATTGTCATTTATATATTAAATGCAATTTTGAGTGGAATTGTCATACAGGATTATTCGTTAGGGAATCAGACTATGATGGTATACCTAACCAATATATTATTTATGGTAAATAAATTTAGTAATGTCTATATTATTATCAATACGGATAAGAATATATTCTTTTCAGCTTATCTAAATACTAAGGTCCAATTTAATGATATTGATCCTAGAGAAATAGTGAAAATACGTAGGAGAAAAACGATTGAACATAATGCAAGAGAAATAGAGAGAACCCGAGGATTTTGTTTGTTAGAAAAACATCCATTTCGTTTAGTAGAAGGTGGTGGATTTTCTATTGAAATATCTACATCAGATTCGGATAATGAGTTGAGTGAAAAATAAAATAGATGAATTATAGAGATCGATTCGATTCAATGAATCTTTCTAAATAATCGGCTTGGAAAACTTCTTTTTTATTCTCATGTTTTTTTGTGAAAATATAAGAATTATCGGTTTTTTGAATTTTCCAGCCTTGATCTAAGGCATTTGTTAGGAAGATCATTTTTTGAAATAGTTTTTTATTGATCTGGATTTGTTCTTTATTGTCTTCTTTTTTCATATAGTATTTTGTCTTATTTTGTTTTTTTTGGTTTTACGAAGGGTTTTATCATTGACCTTCATATTGATCTTGATCTTGATCTTGATCTTGACCTTGATCTTGACATTGACCTTGATCTTGACATTGACCTTGATCTTGAGCGTCTAGTTTTGCGTCTTGCACTTCTCTTTCTTTTTTTTGCTTGTGTTGATAAATTTCGAAGAAATAATATATATATATTGTTTATTTGTTCTAAATAATTACTATGTGAAATTATCATATTAGTTAATTTTTCTGTATCAATATCTTTTAATGATGATAGAATAAAATCAGCAATAGTATCTATTTCTATTTTCGATAAAATAGAAATTACGTATAATAAAAATTTTTCATCTTTTTCATTGAAAAAAAACTCAATATCAAGTATAGGATGTTTATCTGTGAAGTAATATGTAAAAAATGATGATATATTTTGACGTAACATATCTTGACGTAACATATCTATTGTTAGAAGATTATGTGAAGATAGATCAAAAAGTATAAATAAACAGAAAAAGGTAAAAAATGGTGATAATGCATATTGTATAAATGATCTAACACTATCACCACCAAATACAGATAAATCATATAAATTTGTTTCTAATTTATTTTTAAATTGTGTAAAAGCTGTGTAAATATCGAGATTAGATCTACTATTTTGGATTGCATAAATCAATTCGATAATTGCTGAATAAATATAATTCATAATAGTTATTTTCACATCTTCTTGATGTTCTGGTGTAAGAACATTAGTTTCACGCAATTGCACTCCTATTTCATCAGCTTTGTCTTTTAATTCTTTACTATGTGCTTGTATTATATCAACATCATTTTTTGAAAAATTTTTTTTAATGACTTGTTTTTTCCAGTGTTTAAGTATCAAAAGTAAATTACGTAATTTTAAAGTTGCTCTAGTAAATGTTCTACGAGCACGAGTTCTACGTTGTCCACGCGTAATTGTTCTTTGATTTTTCAACAATTCTATTATTTTAAGTTCTTTGTTTTTTGCTCTCATACTTTTTCTACTTCGAGTATTTAAAAATATACTAGGACGTGGTACTCTTAACTCATTTTTAAGTATTGATTTTCTACTTTTATTTTTTTTATTGTGTATTAATGGTAATCCACCTAATACAGTCAAAGGTTGACTAATAATAGCTTGAAATTCTTGTGTTTTAGCAAGATCGTATGTTTGACAATCTGTAAATAATTCACCTAACTTATTAGCAAATTTTCCCAAAAAATCTTTTATTCCAGTGTTAAAAACATCAAAAGATGTAGATTTAGAACCTAATATTGTTTTACATTTTTTAAAAACTATACTAATTGATAAAAATACATTTTGGAAAACATTTTGAGGGTTAAAAACCAAATTATCATCTATAATAGTATGTATATCAGGTAAATCAGTTGGAAACGTAACCTGTAAAAATTCGGCTGTATAAAATAGAGAATCCTTAAAAAATACACTTATATCTGTAGTAAATAAACTGCGACCATTTAATCTAGTTATTTTTTCAATGAGGTGTGATATATCTTGACACAATTTAAACGAATAATCTAACATACTAGAATTTAATAATGTTCCATTTGATTTACAAATTGCAAAATTATCAACCATTATTTTTATTTTTTCCAAAAATTTGTCCATATTTAATGGTGTAATAGATTCTCCAAAGAAATCTGTTAATAACCTGAACTGATCATTACATGCTTCTAACCCTGTAAATTTTTTTTGAATTTCATTAATTGTCATAGCAAGTGCATCTAGTTTTCCGTCTTCAGTTAAACCATTAAACGCTGGGTTAGCATCTATAGCAACATTACCAGTAATACCATAATATTCAGAAAATTCCTTTACAAATGTCTCAATATTACCAAACATCTCTAATGTATCCTTTTGATCTTGATAAATGGTAGTAATAAAAACTCTTATTTTATCCTTTATAAAATATAATTGAAACATAGCTAACATAACCAACATAGAGTTTTGATTTATCAAAGATAAAGATGTAATTATTTTTTCATGTAATATTTTGACAATTTCAACAATAGACGAAATAGTTGTTTTAGCTCTTGATAAATTTCCAACTATACTAATTATTTTTTGTTTTTGTGATTTTATTACTTCTAATGATTGTTGTATTTTAGTAGCTTTAGGTATATTCATTGGAAATCGATACAATATACATTTTGTTCCAAAAAAATAAAACGTATTTCCTTCTATCATTCTAGATTCTAATCCACATAAACGATCGATAGTAGATAATATACATCGACCCATAGTTTTTTGTACATTTGTATTCGCACATTTAGTTGCTATACCTTGCTCAGCATCTCCTCCACGTTTAAGATCGGCTAATAATTTTATTAAAAAGTCTATAAAACCTTGATTAAGCTGGGGTGATGTATAAATATTATTCAAATTTAAACATGACGGAGATGAAACAGTATTAACTCTATTATGTATATTTTGAATCATTTCTGCTAAATAACCTACACTTGG